ATGATACAAGTAAAACGATTAGACACTACATATTCGTGGGTTGGTTATTTTAATCCTTTAGGAAGTTCTAAAAATCTTGCATTTAATTTAAGTAATGCGGCAGGAAATGCAGGTGTAGGTATTTGGAACTCAACAAATGCTACAAATACAGTATTTAGTGTAGGTACTGATGATGCAGTTAATTTAAGTGGCGGAACTTATGTCGCTTATGTTTGGTGTAATGTAGCTGGAAGTAGTTCGATAGGAGAATACACAGGAAATGGAAATGCCGATGGAGCATTTGTTTACACAGGTTTTGAACCTGAAATGATTATTGCAAAAAATAGAGATAGTGGTGGAGTAGCCGCTTATGGTTGGACACAGATTTCTAATACTTTTGGTATGGGTGGAGCTACAACTGCTAACCCTGCTTATAATGAACTGACACAAAATGTATTTGTCGACCAATTAGTAGCAGCGGCTACAGGAAATCCAGTAGATTTTTTAAGTAATGGTTTTAAATGGAGAGGCACAGGAACAGGTAGTAATCAATCAGGAGCGCCATTTGCATATATGGCATTTGCAAAGAACCCACTAGTTTCAAGTAATTCAAAAGCCGGCACGGCGAGGTAGCTTGTGTTAGGTTTAAACGCTTTTGCACAAAACGCTTTTGCTGCCATAACAGAAATTGGTTCGGCTGTTGTTTATTTAACAACTAACCAAATTACAGTTAGTAATAATGGAGCTGGGGTTATTGTTACAATCCCAAATAATGCTCTAGTAACAACGAATCTTTTAAACGTGGGCAGTGGTTCAGTGACCATCGTTCATACTGGAAACGTCTTTCCTTCTGGAATTACAATCCCAGTTAACACTGGCGCTTCTAAATTAAATGTGATAACGTGGCTTCCAATTGATCCAGACGCTCACGAACTTTGGGTTAATATAGATCCACTATAGGAGAATTATGGCAAGTACATACACAACAGATTTAAAACTAGAAAAAGTAACTACAGGTGAAAAAGCTGGGTTATGGGGAACTATTACTAATACCAATTTACAAATTTTAGAACAAGCGGCTAGTGGATATCTTTCTTTAGATGTAGCTGCAGCTGATGTAACATTAGTTAATAACGATGGCGCAACCGGCAATGGTAAAAATTTATTTTATCTTTTAACAGGAACATTAGCTGGTAATCGTCAAGTCATATTACCATCAGGAGCTAAAAGAGTTATTGTTGTTAAAGATTCAACAAACCGTACGGCATCGAGTTATACTTTAAAAGTAATGACTTCAGGCGGAACAGGTTATCCTTTACCTGTTGGTTCATCATCTGTTTTATATAATGATGGTACTAATACTAACATGGCTTTATTAGAAAAAGGTTATGCAACTAAAACAGGAAACTATACAGCTGTTGCCAGTGATCAAATTCTTTGTGATACCGTATCAGCAAGTTTTAATATTAGTCTACCCGCAGGTGTAATTGGAGAAGAAATAACAATTGTAGATAGCAAAAATTATTTTGGTTCTAACAATTTAATTATTATATCTAGTGGTACAGAAAAAATTAATTCTTCTGCATCTAATTTAACCTTAAGCACTAATGGTCAAGCTATTACTTTAGTCTATGCCAATGCAACTGTAGGCTGGATTTATAAAACTAATAGCGCATCATAGGAGCTAACAGAATGGCTCTTGTAGATTTCAAACTACTTCCCGGAATAGACAAACAACAAACTGAAGTTGGTGCACAAAGTCGTTGGATCAATTCAGACAATGTAAGATTTAGATATGGACTTCCTGAAAAAGTAGGGGGTTGGTCTTCTCTTTTAACAGATACTATTGTGGGCGTAGCTCGAGCTCAATTTGCTTTTACTGATTTAGAAGGTAATCGATACGTAGCAATTGGAACGGATAAGTTTTTACTTATTTATTATGAAGGTCAACTTTATGATATTACTCCTTTCAGATCTAATAATGCTGGAGTGCAAACTGTTTTTGCAGCTTCCACTTTAGCAACAGATAGTACGACTGTTAAAACTTGTACAATTACTACAACAGCAGATCATGACCTAGCAACAGGAGATCTTATTGTTTTAGATTCGGTTACTCTTCCGAGTGGAACAGGTTTAACCGATGCTCAATTTGAAGATAAACTTTTTCAAGTGTTATCGGTTCCTACTGATAGAACTTTTACTATTAATTCTTCAAACCAAGCTAGCGCCGTTGTAAGCACCGGTGGAAGTATGACTGTTGAACCTTATCAAACGGTAGGTCCAGCAGCACAAACATATGGATATGGTTTTGGTGTAGGTAATTTTGGTGGAACTATTTCTGGTGTAGCTTCTAATGATTTAGATGGTGCTCTAGCAGCAGACACTGCAGGTAACAATGGTTCAGCTACTCAAATAAGATTAACCGATGCATCTACGTTTCCTACAGCAGGAACGATTGCAGTAGGAAATGAATTAATTACTTATACTGGTAAAGCAACGAATGAACTCACAGGTATTACAAGAGCAACTAATGGAACGTCATCTGCTATTCATGCAGATGCAGCCGTAGTAAAAAATGCTACCAATTATACAGGATGGGGATCAGCCGTTGCAGCATCAACCACGACTCTTGAACCAGGATTATGGTCTCTTGATAACTATGGTGATGTATTAGTAGCAACGATTGCTAACGGAAAAACATTTACTTGGGATTCTAGTATTTCAGGTGATACAAAATTTACTACACGAGCTTCAACAACAACACCTGATTATTTAACTACTTCTAATCCTACTGCAACACGGATCACGATGATGTCACCGGTAACAAGACACTTAATTCATTTTGGAACTGAAACGACAGTTGGAGATCCCACTAAACAGGATGATATGTTTATAAGATTTTCTGATGAAGACACAATTGATACGTATACCATCACTGCAACTAATAGTGCAGGTAGTCAAAGACTACAAGATGGTACTAAAATTGTAGGAGCTGTTAGAGCAAAAGATAATGTTTTAGTTTGGACCGACACCGCTTTATATACTATGAAATTTGTAGGTGCTCCTTTTACATTTGGCTTTGAACAAGTAGGAACGAACTGTGGATTGATTGGTAAGAATGCTGTTGTAGAAATAGATGGTGTTGCTTATTGGATGAGTCCTAAAGGTTTCTTTCTCTTTGATGGTACGGTTAAATCATTAAGCTGTACAATTGAAGATTATGTTTTTGATGATATTGATACAACTAAAGGCCAACAAGTTATGGCTGGAGTTAATAATCTATTTACTGAAGTTATGTTTCACTACCCTACATCAGGAGAAACCTATAATGATCGTTATGCTGTTTATAATTATGGAGAATCTGCTGGTGGTAAAATACCAGGAGGAGTATGGTATCCAGGTTCATCAGCAAGAACGTCTTGGTTACCCGCTACTATTTATCCTAACCCTTATTCTACTCAATTCAATGCTTCATCAACAGGAACGTTTCCTAGTATCATTGGTGAAACAGGACTAGGACAAACCGTATACTTTGAACAAGAAGTAGGAACAAATCAAATTAATCCTAATGGTTCTTCAACAGCAATTGCTGCTGAACTTCAGTCTTATGATTTTGATTTAGATGTAGAAGGAGCAGGTCAGCATTATTTATCTTTAAGTAGATTCATACCAGACTTTAAAACATTAACAGGAAATGCAACAGTAACTTTAAGTGTTAAAAGATTTCCTCAATCAGGATCCACGACAAGTCCTTATAGTCCTTTTACTGTAACTTCTTCTTCAACTCAATTTAATACAAGAGCGAGAGGAAGATTTGCCAGCGTCAAAGTATCTAATACTGCCGTTGACGATAACTGGAGATTTGGTACATTACGATTAGACGTTCAACCAGATGGAATGAGGTAATTATGGGAGACATATCATTAAGAGGACAAGGAAGAGTAGGCTATGCTAAAGGCGGAAGCACTCATGTTACTAAAGAAGGTAAAACAGCACGTAAAGGTCTTTGGTATAATATTCAGCAGAAAAGAAAACGTGGAGAAAAGATGCGTAGTAAAGGAGACAAAGGCGCACCTACAGAAAAAGCTATTAAAAGAAGTCAATTAAAAGATGGGGGCTCTGCAGCCTGGACAAGAAAAGAAGGAAAGAATCCTAAAGGTGGATTAAATGCTAAAGGAAGAGCAAGCTATAAAGCTCAAACAGGTGGTACATTAAAAGCTCCTAGTAAAAAAGTTGGTAATCCAAGACGTAAATCTTTTTGTGCAAGAATGACAGGCATGAGAAAAAGACAAAAGCCAAGTAATAATACTGGTGACGATAGATTATCTAAATCATTAAGAGCGTGGAACTGTTAGATGTCAAAAATACTTGTTAAAATACCAGAACCAAAAGAAGAATATGAATTTTCTAATCAAAAACAAATTGCTAGATCTATACAATCTATTATTGAACAACTTAACTCTACATTTTTAAATGAACAAAAAGAAGGTCAAGAACGATTTACTTGGTATATGTCTTAATGGCTAATAAATATATTAACATTCCCGTTTTAGTTAGTGTAAGCACAATAACTGCTGTTTATACTGTGCCCGCTTCTACTACAGCCGTAGTTCGTTCTATCTCGGTATATAATACAGACTCTTCAGGAATGGATGTACTTCTTTCTGTGTATGATAATAGTGTTACTACCTCCTTTGATTATGATAAAAAAACATCTTTAGCGGCTACTACAAAATTTGAATTTTTAAACTCTGATAACTCAAATGTATTAATTTTAGAAGAATCTGATAAACTTCAAGTCACATGCAGCACGACTGGAGGTCTTAATATAATGCTGTCAATTTTAGAAATGAGTAGAACCTAATGTCATTTAAAGAAAAAGGATTAGTTACATTTAAAACAATGGATGGTAAACATTCTGAACAAGTAGAGAGTGAAACCGTTATTACATTAACCAATACAAAAACAGGATATGAATATAATTCTGACGCGGAAGGGGATGCGGATGTTAAAAACCCTGATACATTAACAAAAAAGGAGCATCTAAAACGAGATGTTTTGATAGATATCAAAAGAACACCTGCTATTCTATCCAAGTCTGATCTTGTAAAACCTTGATTTTTTGTGTAAAGATAAGGGTTCAGGTAAAATCCCTGCTTTTAAGCAACAATCAAATAAGATAATATAAAGTATGCCATTTAAATCAGAAAAACAACGTAAGTACTTATGGGCCAACGAGCCAGAGATTGCTCGTGATTGGACTAAAACCTATGGTAGTAAAGTTAAGAAAGCGGATGGTGGAATATCACAGCTAGTTAAGCCAGGACCAGGGAGATCAGGATATAGAGGAAGTCCTCATGATGATTCTCGTACAGGTTCGGGTACCAGTTCTGGAGGTAGTTATGGAGGAAGTAAAAATTTTTCAGGCGGCAATCAGGGTTCCGATCACGGACATACAAGATTCAATCCAGGTTCTGGATATTACGGAGGAAAAAAAACTACAACTACAACGCCTGATGGGAATAACAATAGAGGTAATGTCTTTACAAAGATTTTTAATAAACCAAAAACATATATTAATAATAAACGAAGAGAACTTATTGACAAAAGATTATGGAAAGAAATTCTTCAAGATAGAGAAGATTTATCACCTTATGCTAAAACTTTAGACCAAGGTGCAATGCATGCAACTGGAATAGATGAATATGATTTCAGTAATATGAAAACTAATGCTAATGTTTTTAAAAATCCTTCTAAAAAAGGAGATATTCAACTACCTTCTGACAAAGGATATCCTGGTCTTTTAGGAGTGGCAGATAAAGTTTTTCAACCCATTGCCACTAAAGAAGGAGCTATTAATACATTTAATAGATTAGATAAAATGAAACAAGGAATAGGTAATATGAATCAAACAGAATTTAATGAAATGTTTTCAGGCCCTCCACGAGGTACAGGTGGAGAAGGTGGAGGTAATCCTTACATCTATCCTTATGGGATGGCTGATGCATCTACAACAACTGATGGTACTAAAACAACAACTGATGAAGCATGGACGCCTAATTTTTTTGTTGAAGATAGATTTGTCAGTGGACCACGAAGAGCTAAAACAAGAGCAGCTCAAGGCGGAAGAATTGGGTATGATGATGGCGGAGACGTTATGATGGCTTCTTATGGCTATGATGATGCAATGGCTGAAACTTTTCAGATGTATTTAGATGGTCAAAAAAATGGAACTGTTCCTATCGATATGGAATTTGATGAGTTTCTAGAGTTGTTACCAGATCAATCAAAAGCACCGCAACAAGATTCAGGAATCATGGCAGCAGCTATGGGTGGAAGAGCAGAATACAACAGAGGTGGAATATCTGATCTAGTAGCCGGTGCACCAGAAATTAGATTATCAGGAGATGTAAGACCCCAGTTTCAAGAACAACAAGAAACGATTCAGGGACCAGGGTTCACGGAACAAGAAACAACGGAAGAAGCTTCTATGCCAGCTATCATGGATACTTTAAATGAAATGTCTATGCAAATTTTTGGCAAACCTTTTGATCAATTAAACGACAGAGAAAAACAATCATTACAAGAATTATCAGCACAAACTTTACAAGAAGAAGGTGGTAGAGAACGTGCAGCTTACGGTGGTATTATGGAGAGTGCTACAGGAAGAAGAGCTTATGGCTTTGGAAGTTTTTTTAAATCTGTAACTAAACCTTTTAAGAAAGCAGCTAAAGTAGTTAAGAAAGTTGCTAAAAGTCCATTAGGTAAAATGGCTTTAGGATATTTAGCAACAGCAGGTATGGCTAATTTAGCAGGAGGAATGGGAGGAGCTCAACCTTGGAGTAAATTTAAATGGCTTAAACCAGAAATGTTAAAAGGAAATTTATTTGGAACTGTAGGTTCTGGTGGATCTAGAGTAGGACAAAATATTGGAAAATATATTCCAGGGACTGAAGGCATATTGGGTAAACTTAATTTAACAAAAGGATTTGGAGGTTTAAAACCGACTGCTTTAGGAATGATAACAGGAGCTTCAACAGCAGCTGGATTAATGACTAAAAAACCTCCTGAAGAATTTGATTCAGGAATAGGAAAAGATCGTAAGGAAGAAAGTGATTGGTGGAAAAACTATCTAGCTGATATGAGATCAACCTATGGAGATTTTGAACTAGAAGATCAATATAAACTAGCTGAAGGTGGACGTATTGGTAAAGAAGAGGGTGGACTTATGAACCTAGGTGGAGTAGAAAAGGATTACAGAGAAACAGGCGGCTTTGTTGAAATTGGCGGTGAAGAAAAAGCCGACGATGTACCAGCAAGGTTAAGTCGAAACGAGTTCGTTATGACTGCAGATGCAGTTAGAGGAGCAGGTAATGGTGACATCGATAAAGGTGCCGCTATTATGGAAGACACTATGAAAACTTTAGAAACACAAGGAAAAAAAGGAGCACAAGATATGTTTGAAACATCAGAACGTATCGGTGAAATAATATAATGGGTATATTTGGATTAGCAAAAAGAGGTTTAGGATTACTAGGAAAAAATAAAAAATCAGCAAAGGTGGTTAAACAAGCAACGGATGATGGTGGACCATACGTTCGTGCACAAAAACACAATGCTAAAAAAGCAAAAGAAAAAGGCACTATATATAATAAATCAGGACATGTGGCAGATACTCCATCTAAAACACCTGGTGGAAGAACGAAAGAATCTATTAAAAAATATCACGGATTAAAATAATGGCAATAACAGAATCAAGAACATTACCCGCACCGTTTATAGAGGAACTAGGTAAAGATTACGGAAAACAATTAACGAATCTTACCAAAGATCCGATGAAGACATCGCAGTTCCAACCAGAATTAGCGGGTCAAGATACATTACAAACTCAAGCAGCAACATTAGCAGGTACACAAGGAAAAGGTATTGGAGCCTTTGAACCTTATCTTGCTAACGCAAGTGGATATTCAGGACCTCAAGGCTACAAAGATTTCATGTCGCCGTATCAACAACAAGTGATTGATGCAACGATGACAGCGTTTGATCAACAAGCAGCGATGCAACGTAGAGGCCTTTCAGATCAAGCTAAAACAGCAGGCGCTTATGGTGGAGCAAGAATGGGAGTACAACAATCTATTTATGATAGTCAATCCGATATGAATAGAGCTCAAGTCCTAGCAGGATTGAATCAACAAAATTTTGGACAAGCACAAAACGCAGCGAACACAGCTTTTGGACAACAACAAGGACTAGCCGGTTTAGTTCCATCATTATACCAACAAGACATCTCAACTTTGGGTCAAGTGGGCGCAACTCAACAGGCTCAATCACAAGCAGGTCTTGATACAACTCGTGAACAAAATAGAATGGCAGCTTACGAACCTTATGAAAGATTAGGGTTCTATGGTCAGGGGTTAACTGGTTTAATGGGTGGTTATGGATCGCAATATAACTTTACATCAACACCTAATCCAACGCCATTGCAGACGGCACTTGGAGCAGGATCAACACTCGCTGGAATCTATGGTGCGTTGGGTAAAGGATACGCAGGCTTTCAAGGAAAACCTTAATGACTAGAGTATTAAAAAGACCAATGTTTAGAATGGGTGGTTCCACTAACGAAGGAATTACTTCAGGATTAGAAAGACCAGGATATGGTTACGGTAAACGTGTAGCTAAACCTGAAGAAATTAGCGAATATATAGAGACCGTTAAATCCATGGGTGGACCTCAAAGCGAACCCCTTAATGATTTTTTAATAAATTTTGGTTTAGATTTAATGTCTAGATCTCCATCGGGAAATATATTCCAAACAGCAGCCGCAGCAGCTAAAGAACCTTTTGGAAAATTTCAAGAAAGAGCATCTGGTGAGAGAAGTTTAAACATGAATCTTGCAGCTAAAGCTATGAGCGAATTAAGTGATAGCGATGAAACAGATCGAAGATCTACTTGGATGAAAAAAGCTCAAGAAGCTGTAGCATTAGGAATGTTTCCTGACACTCCTGAAGGATTAAAAGCTGCGTATGAAGATGCAAGATTAAGTTCTAGTGATTCTTCAAGATCATCTGATGTAGATAAAATTGATTCAAGAACAAGACTTTATATTGCAAGTGGTGACGGATTAGAAGAAGCAGAATCTAAAGCTACTTTTGATGTGTCTATTGATCCAGTTTTAACTGAAACAGTAGGCGAACAAAACGGAGGTAAATTACCTAAAGGTGCAAGAGCGCGTAAAAAATTATTGGAGAAATCTACACCTGGCACTTACTTCTATGACCTTGCAAACGGTGTAGTTAGAAAATATGGAGGAATGGAAGAAGGCGTTCCTATTTTTATTGAAGTAGACCAAGAAACATATGAAGATTTACCTGAAGATGCAGCTGAAAGTAATAATATTAAAACTAATCTTGAAAAAAAGAAAACAGGAACAACTCAAGAAGAATTTGAAAAAAGTAATCAACAGACACAAGAAAATATCAAACAATCTATATCAGACACTGCTGGCAATATTAAAGATAGATTTTCTTTCACCGGAGAAATGGGCGGTGATAATCCATATAAAGAACAAGTAAGCCTTACAGATATAGCTCAAAAAACAAGAAGGTAAGGAGAATAAATGGTTAAATACTATGAACCTCTTTCTGACGCTGAACAAAATAACGACACAAATTTTTTTGTAGCCGGAGCTGCTGGTATTGCTTCTGGACTTATTAAAATTCCTGAAGGAGTTGTTTCTTTAGCAGCTGAACTTATTGACATGGGAGCAGATACAGACACTGCGGCCAGTGTAGAAAAATTTTTTGATACCTTAAATCCTTTTGAAGAGATAGCAGACGATAGAGCTATTGGAAAACTGACTGAAGCTCTGATTCAAATCGCTGTGCCTGGAGGTATTGGTTTTAAAGCAGGACAAAAACTAGCCAGTAAAGCTTTAACGGCTAAACGAAAAGGAAAGTATGCTAATTTAAAAAATCCTAATTTACAAAAAGCAGTAGGCAAAGCAGACGATCTAAATAAAAAATCAAAATATAAAAGATTTGCAGCCGGTGTAGCTGGTGGTGCAGTAGGTGAAACGTTTGTAGCTGATGTTGAAGAGATTGGAACGATTGGAGATGTTATTAATTATGGTCCTACTCAATTAGATAATGAAGAAGCCACTACTAATCGTGGTGAGGCCTTAAGAAAATTAATGAACCGAGCTAAATTTGGTGGTGAATCTACTGTTCTTACTCCTTTTGTTTATGGAATTGGAACGGGCGCTAAAGCATTAGCTAAAAGAGGAAAAGATTTAGCCTATAGTAATTCTTTATTAGACAGATCTTTTAATAGATTAGGCGGAGCTTTTAGAGCGAGAGGCAATAAACCTCAAGAATTATTTGAATCAAAGATGCAGATGCAAGGAAGAAACATGGCGGATGCTCATAGATCTAACGAACTGGTTAAACAAATTGATGTTCAAGTTAATAAAATGTTTCCTTCATTTCAACAAGTAGCTAATAAATCTAATCAAGCAGAGAAAACAAACTTTCTTAAACAAGTAGACGAACTTTTGTTTAAAGGAAATTTAAGAGGACCTTTAGATAAAAAAGCTCAAACAGGTATTGCTAATGCAATGAAGATTAAAGGTTTAAGTACCACGGATCAAAATGCATTGTTCAAATCTATTTTAGAAGGCAGAAAAGAATTTACTAGACTATTAGATATTGCAGCTAAACCCAATGCTCCAGGTATGGTTAAAAATAAAAAAGAACTAGAAGAAATTATGGGAGATAGAGTTAAAGATTATTTAGGTAGTACTTATAAAATATTTGAAAACAAATCTTCTATTCCATTTGCTAATTACAAACCTACTGATCAAGCTATGACCAGTGCTAAAAAATTGTTTATGAGATATGGTAAAAGAAATAAAAATCCTATTACTGATCAAGAAGCCCAGTACATGGTAGATGAAGTTTTAAGAACAGCTAAACAAAGCAATCCTAAAAGAACACTTCCTTTTTTTAAATATAATAATTTAACACAAGGAGCTGATGATGCTTTAACTTTAAAAACGTTTGCACAAACAGCGTCTAAAGGAAAATACTTCGTGGACCAAGGAGAAAAAGCTACCGTTATTGGTAAAGGAAGTAAAGTATTTAGAGAACTTTTTGGTGAAATTGAAGACCCTCGTTTCTCTATCTATAATGCTATGACTCGATTATCAGGAGTGGCTAGAAAAAATCAATTGTTAGATAACGTTGTTAAACAAAATGATTCATCCATTGCTGCTGGAGGTAGAGGATTTTTTAGATCGGATAGAACAGCCGCCATTAAAGCTTTTCCTAATCAAGAAATTGTTTCTTTAGATAGGTATTTAGATCCTATGATGAAGGATGGTAATTTAGTTAATCCTTTAAAAGGATACTACACAACTAAAGATATTGGTGAAGGATTTCAAAGCGCGAACAATGGTTTGATTAATTTAATCAGAGGAAGAGAAGATGCTAACATTCCAGAAAAAACAGTAAGCTGGATGTATAGAAATTTATTATTATATCCAAAAGGAGTATCACAAATTTCTAAAACCGTTTTATCTGTTCCTACTCACTTCAGAAATTTCTTTAGTGCTGGAGCTTTTGCTGCAGCTAACGGAGTTATGTTTACAAATCCTGTGGTATTACAAAGAGCTTTTAAAAAAGCTTTTGGTAATATTCAAGTAGGAACAAGAAGTCCAGCAGCCAATGCAGAGTACAGAGAAACACTAGAGCTAGGAGTAACAAACTCACAAGTACAAATTGGAGATCTTAAGAATCTTTTAGATGATGTTCAATTTGGTAGAAGTGTAGAAAATCCTGACAGTATTCTTAAACCTTTTATAAATAGGTTTAAAAAAATAGGTAAAGGATTTCAAGATGCTTACGTAGCAGAAGATGATTTTTGGAAACTAACTAACTATGCAGTAGAAGCAGATAGACTAGGCGCAGCTTATGCTAAAGCCGGTATTAAAAAAACATCAAGACAATTAAAAGAAGAAGCAGCAGACATTGTTAGAAACACAGTGCCTAATTATGCTTATGTATCTGATACTGTAAGAACCATGAGAGCTTTGCCTTTTGGTAACTTCATGTCATTTCCTTCTGAAATTATTAGAACAACAACCAACATTGCTCAACGAGGTTTAAGAGAAATAAGAGATCCTCTAACAGGAAAAATTAATCCTTTTACAAGTACTAATCCTTTAAAAGGAATTGGTATGAAACGTTTAACAGGGATGGCTCTTACACTAGGAGCAGTTCCTTATGTAGCAACTAAAGGAGCACAAGCTTTATACAACGTAACTAATGAAGAGCTTGGTGCTTTAAGAAGATTTGTACCTGAATGGTCAAAAAATTCTACTCTTATTCCAATAAGAGATGATGATGGTGAACTAAAATATATAGATTTTAGTCATAGTAATGCTTATGACACAGTCACTCGACCTTTCAATACTTTATTAAATAATATTCAAAGTGGAATAGATGATGAAGAAGTTTTACTCAAAGGTTTTGTAAGTGGAGTGTCTGAAGCCAGTGGAGAATTAGCTGATCCATTTATATCTGAATCTATTTTTACTGAAGCTTTAAATGATTTAACTTTTAGAGGAGGAAGAACAGCAACCGGTAGACAATTATATACTGATCAAACTTCTGAAGGAGATAAAGCAAAAATTAGAATGATGCATTTGGTAAAAGCATTAGCACCTTCTTCTAAAGGATATGAAAGACTTTATAAAGGGGTTACAGGTAAGCCAGGTAAAAGAGGTGAAACTTACGAAATGCCTGATGAAGTTTTAGGATTCATGGGATTCAGACCCATTCCAATAAAACCATTAGATAGTATGGGATTTAAAATTTCAAATTATCAAAATGGTATTCGTAATTCTAGAAGAGAATTTACTGGAGGTGTTTTTGGTTTGTTAGCAGGAGGACAAAAAGAACCTAACGATGTTATTAAAAGATATATTGCATCTAACAGATCAAGATTTAATGTACAAAAAGAAATGTTTAAAGATATTAATGCTGCTAATCTTTTAGGAACAGATGCTGGAGAATTAAGAAGAGAATTTAAAGACAGACAAATTAGTAGCGGAGAGTATAGTAATTTAGAGGATGGTGAATTTAAACCTTTCTATCCTTCTAAAGATATTCAAAAAAGATTTAGAGAAATTGCTGAAGAACTAGGGAGTTATAATCCTTTTGAAGAAGCAAGAGAAACTATTAGAGAATTATTCGAAGAATTTAAAGACATGAGTTTAGAAGATTTATGGGAAATACCCGTAGAAGAATTCTTGTTTCAAGAATCATTTGATGTAAGTCAACAACAACCTCTACCCCAAACTCCTATGCCAAACGTGCAGCCACAAACCGCACAACTCAACCCAACTACAGGCTTGACAAGAACAGAACAGGCGTTATTGTCACCAGAAGAACAGGAGATTGCAAGAAGAACATGACCCCTAAAAGCGTAAGAGAAAATATTATTAGTTTACAAGGCCATATTACAGGTCTCAAAAAAGACTTGTCATCTATTAAGAATAATCATTTGAAACATATGCAAACACATATTCATGAATTGGGTGGCAAGATAGATAAAATCTATTGGGTTCTTTTAGCTATGGTGGGGGCCGTGGCCTTACAATTGTTTCAACATTTTCTTACATAATATGAGTCTAACAAAAAATTTTTCTTTAATTGAGCTTACAAAAAGCCAAACTGCTGAACGAAAAGGCATAGATAATACCCCTGGACCCGAGCACCAGGAAAACTTGAAATCGCTCTGTGAGATGATCCTACAGCCTATTAGAGACCACTTTGACTGCGTTGTAACTATTTCTAGCGGATATCGTAGCCCAGAGCTATGTGTTGCCATAGGCTCAAAAACCACGTCGCAACATGCAAAAGGCCAGGCGGCGGACTTCGAAATTTTTGGTGTATCTAACAAAGTTCTTGCAGATTGGATCGATGAAAACCTAGACTACGATCAATTGATTCTTGAGTACTGGAAAGAATCTGATCCCAATTCGGGATGGGTCCACTGTTCATTTACAAATGGTAATAATAGAAAACAATACTTGAAAGCTTATAAAGACGAAAATAATAAAACAAGGTACTCACCAATTTAGGAGATCAAATGTTTAATATATATAGTAACTGGATAAAACCGGTCTATCATAAATTCAATAGCGTTTTAAATGATCATCAAGGGGTGGTTTTATTATTAATGCTAATTGTAATTTACTTACAATAACTCAAATCAAAAATTCTGCGCGCCTCGCGTGTAAGTCCTACTAAATCCATGATCGTAGTTCTTCACCCATAACCTTGGACGCAATGTTTATTTTTTTACGCAAAGCTTTAACAATTTTTTCATCAACAGTATCTTCTGCAAGAAGATCAATATAAGTTACAGATTTAGTTTGTCCTATTCGGTGTGCACGGTCCTCGGACTGCATACGTTTTTCAAGATCATAACCATTAGAATAGTAAATAACATTACTAGCTTGAGTTAAAGTAATTCCATAACCTCCTGTGGCTGGAGTCCCTACAAAGAATCTTACTTTAGAATCATTCTGAAAAGCATCTTTGTTTTTTTGTCTTTGATCTTGAGGCGTGAGCCCATAATAATCAACCACGGATCCCGGACCATATTCTTTAGTAATGGCCTTAACTATACTTTTAACATCTAGTTGCCAATGAGCCCATATAATAGCTTTACCTTCTATTTCACCTAATACATCCATTAATTCATCCATTCTATTACTTTTTATTTCTTGAACACTGCCATCATCAGCTTTAAAATGACCACAAGTAATCTGCTGTAAACGCATTAGTTGTGTTAAAGCAGTTTGAGTAGTTATCTGCTTACCATTAAGATTAGCTAAAGCTTTTTCTTTCATGTCTTTATAAACTTTTTGTTGATCAGAAGTTAAAGATATTTCTCTTTTCATATATATTTTAGGGGGTAAATCTAAACAATCTTCTTTTAATACACGATAAGAAAAAGTTTTTAATTGATTTGCTAATTCATCTAATCTTTGAAAACCTACTACTAAATTAATAGAACGACCGGCAATATAAGTATTACGCATTAAAGCATAACGCGTTCTAAATGAATAATAAGATTGATGACCTAAATGATTAATATCTAAAAACTGACATTGACTATATAAGTCTAATGGGTTTTTAGTTACAGGAGATCCTGTTAAAATACGTCTATATTTAGCCATACTAGCAATATTAAGTATATTTTTAGTTCTTTTAGCTTTAGGATTTTTAATTGTTGTAGATTCATCAATAGCCATTAAAGTATTATGAGATAACATAAATTTTTGAGCAAACTTTTTACCTTTATCTGTACTAAAAGCTTCTACGTTCATAATAAGAATATGAAGGTCTAGTCCTGTTTCAAATAAAGTATCTAATTTGTCTTGTTGTTTTTGATTAATAAGAGCTTGCCACAATACAGACACTTTTTGTATATGGTCTGGTAAATGAGCAGGTAATTCTTGATTATACCAAGTACTTACTACACCTTTAGGTGCAACTACAAGAAGGCCATTTATTTTACCTCTATCATAAAGCATGGCTGCATTATCTATTAGCACTTTAGTTTTACCTGTTCCCATTTCCATAAAATATCCGTAAGTCTCTTTATTCCAAGAACGTTCTAAAGCAGTCAGCTGATGACTATAAGGTTTTAATTTAAATTTGTAATTCATCTTTTTAACTTTCTAGTTGACAATATAACTATCAATCACTATATTGTCAACCATGAAAGACGAAAAAATTAAATTACCTGTTGTATATGTTATACAAGAAATTGCTGGTACACGTGAAGGCAAACCTAAAATTAATATATTAGGTGCTTCTCAATATGGTACTTTTAAATTTTTATTACCGGAACTTTCACAAATGATATTTTCACCTGGTCCTCTTATTTTTAAATTAAGACAAGGTTTAAGAAATTATACTACTGATGACTATTTATTATTAACAGGAGATCCTGCTATTATTGGAGTCGCATGTTCTATTGTATCAGATATAACACAAGGTAAGTATAATGTATTAAAGTGGGATAAACAGGAAAGAAAATATTATCCAATTAATATTAACTTATACGAGAAAGGAAAAATAGATGAGTGATATAAACTTTGAACAAGACCAAGAAGAAATATTAGATAGAACTTCTAATATAGATAAGCTTGCAAATAAAATAAAAGAAATGCAGGCAGTACAGAAAGACATAGAACAAAATGAAGAATACGTTAAACAGAAGAAAAAAGATTTAGAACAGATTTCTGGAGAAGCTATTCCCACTATGTTATCAGAGATGGGATTATCTTATCTTAAACTTGCTGATGGATCATCAGTTGAAGTTAAAACAAATTACAGCGCCACTATAACTCAAGCCAATAAAGAGAAGGCGTTTAACTGGCTTCGTGAAAACGGCCTGGGAGACATCATCAAGAATGAATTGACTGTTTCTTTTGGACGTAACGAAGATAACAAGGCAGCAGATTATGCTGATCTTGCGAAGGGTCAAGGGTATCAACCGACACAGAAGTTGAAGGTTGAGCCCATGACTCTGAAAGCGCTAGTCCGTGAGCGTATCGAGGCGGGGAAACCTGTGCCAACGGAAATTTTCAATGTGTTCATTGGAAATAAAACAACAATAAAAAGGAAACAATAAACATGAATAATGTAGCAACAAAAACGAACAGCGGACAATTAGCGACAGTTAATTTTGAAGCTGACGCAGGACAAGGCGTTGGAAATATAAAGCAGGATGATCTTGCTTTACCATTTCTTAAAGTCTTGGGACAATTATCTCCTGAAGTTAATAAGAGAGATGCTAAATATGCAGAGGGGGCAGAACCTGGCATGATAATCAATACAGTCACTAATGAACTGTATGATGGCACAAAGGGGATAGATGTATTGCCAGTCTTTTACAAAAGACAGTATATCGAATGGCAAGACAGAGGCGAAAGTGGAGGCGCTCCGGTTCATATCTATGAAGCGAGCGATTCAATACCACAAACTACAAGAGACAAAGGTAATAAAGATAGATTAGCTAATGGCAACTATCTTGAAAATACTGCAAGTCACTTCGTAGTATTACTTGGCAATTCTCCATCAACAGCTTTGATTTCTATGAAAGCGACTCAATTAAAAATTAGTCGTAAATGGAACTCAATGATGATGGGAATAAAAATGCAGGGTAAAAATGGTTTGTTTACTCCGCCAACATATAGCCATATTTATAAACTAAAAACAGTACAACAGTCTAACGACAAAGGTACTTGGTTTGGTTGGGATGTGTCTAAAGTTGGACCTATATCTGATAAAGCGATTTATGAAATTGCGAAAGCATTTTCAGCAAATGTTTCTAAAGGAGCAATCAAAGAGAAACACGGATCGCAAGAAGCTAAACAAGACGCACCGTTTTAAGGAATCCTTTTAAGGATAGGGGCGCAAGCGGGAGACTTAATGCGCCCTTTAAAACATATATAGGAGAGAATGAAGAATTTTATAGATTTATTTAGTGGTTTACAAAGAGCACATGGTTGCACTTATGTAGAAAAGAAAAATGCAGATGGTACCAAGATTAAAGGTAAATCATTTGTTAAACGTGAACCTGTTACAACAAAATTATGGGAAGACCATATTAATGGTATTGAACCCAGTCTAGGTATCATACCTATTAACGAAAACAATCAGTGTCGATGGGGATGTATTGATGTTGATAAATACAATTTAGATCACAAAAAATTAATTAATTTAATAAACAATTATCAGCTTCCTCTAACGATGTGTCGTTCTAAAAGTGGTGGGGCTCATATCTTTTTATTTACAACAGTTCCCGTAGAAGCAAAACTTATGCGTGACAAGTTAACTTCTATTAGTGCTTTTTTAGGATTTGGTAATGCTGAAGTTTTTCCAAAACAAGTTGAATTAAAATCAGAAGATGATACAGGAAATTTTTTAAATTTACCATACTTTAACCATGCACAAACAACAAGATATGCCTTTAATTTTAAAGGTGAAGCTATTACAATAGCGCAGTTTTTTTTAGCAGTAAAAAGATTAACGCCGGAAGAATTAGAGAAAGTAGAATTAAAAAGACCGGAATCTGAATTTGATGATGGTCCACCTTGTATAGAATCTTTAACACAGAATAAATTAGATGATGGCCGAGATAGAGTTATCTATCAATATATTCAATATGCAAAACGTAAGTGGCCTGAAGAATGGCAAAAACATATCAATGCATTTAATTATAAATATTTTAGCCCACCTTTAGACGACAGAGTTATTCAAGACAAAATTAAATATCATGAAAAAAAAGAATTAGGATTTAAATGTAATGAAGAACCTATGTGTAACCACTGTGATAAAAAATTATGTTTAACAAGAAAATTTGGAATCAAAGGACAGTCATTATTTCCCGACTTAAATGATCTTCAAAAAATTGCATTAGACGAACCTTATTATTATGTAAACGTTGATGGGGAAAGAGTTAAACTTAAAGATACTTCTTATTTACAAGAACAAAGATTATTTCAAAGAGCAGTAATGGAACAGGTTAATAAAGTTCCACCAACATTAAAGAAAAAAGAATTTAATGATATGGTTAAGATGTTATTTGCAGGTATAGAAATTATAGAACCTCCTAAAGGTTCTTCTAAAGTCGAACAATTGTTGGATCATTTAGAAGAATATTGCACAGATCGTACGGCAACCGGCGCTACCAAAGAAGATATGACATTTGGTTTAGTATGGACTCATGAAAATAAACATCATTTTATATTTAGAGAATTTTTTAATAAATACTTAATGAAAAGAAGATGGCCAGAAAAATATGATGAGACTCAAATGTTATTAAGAGATAAATGTGGTGTGCAAATTAAAAGAGAAACACTTGGCAAGAAAAGTAAAAGTATTATGGTTATAGAAGAATTTGAAAGACAGGATAATGTGTATCGTCCTAAACAATTTAAACCAAAAGATGCTTTTTAATGAGCACTGATTTATTATTGTTAGTAGCTTTAACTGCATACTTTATTACCAGATTACAATTAGGGATATGAAATGAGAGAAACAATCCACAATAGAGGAAAACAAGACAGACCTTATTTTATAAGAAAAAGTAAAAATGAAGACTTTGAAGTTCTTGGAAAAGAAACGGATAAATATAAGTGTAAAGAATGCAAGACAGTTTATAATCAGAAAGAATATCACATTGCTCAAAACGATAATTTTGGTAGAGCTAGATTAAAAACAACGTGTAAGACTTGTTATAATCACGATCGAAATATTAGACGTCACATGGAAAAAAATCTTCCACCCATTTCATTAGAATGTGAAGCTGGGTGTGGGAGAAAACCTCCCAAACATACACTATATAATGATCATTGTAAAAAAACTGGAAAACATAGAGGCTGGTTATGCCAAAACTGTAACACAGGAGCAGGTCATTTTGG